AAACACAACCGAGATTGATCGTGTTGCAGTTGGACAACGTATCATGACAGTTGCACAAGAAGAAAATCCACGTGACTACGTTGGAGCTTCTGGAACATACACAAATGCTGATTCAACAACATTCACAGCAAGAGGTGCACAATTCCACAAGGTCTCTCTTACAACTCGCAAGCTTCGTCTAGATTGGGAACTATCAGCAGAGTCTCTAGAAGACAATATTGAAGGTCCAGATCTAGAAGATCACATTGCACGTCTTATGGCTACCCAAGCTGGTAATGACATTGAGGATGTTTTGATCAATGGTACTGGCGCAGATACTGGCCTAATGTCAGCATTTAAGGGTTTCCGTACACTAGCATTGTCAAACGCACACGTCGTTGACGCTAATGGTTTCGGTCTTGACAAGAGAGTGTTTAATGAAGCTATTAAGGCGTTGCCACGTAAGTACAAGCAACGTCGTAACCAACTAAGATTCTTCTCAGGATCTAACTTGGTTCAGGATTACCTATACAACCAGACAGCAAACGCTGGCTCATCAAATCCATTTGATATCGCTTCAGGTATCATCCGTGGTGATGTTGCAGCTAACGATGGCGGTCCAGGTTCGGTAACCCCATTCGCATTTGGTATCCCAGTAATTAACGTTCCATTGATGGACGAGACACGCACAGGAGATTATTCTGGTGCAGGTCTTAACCTTCACGGTGAAGTCCACTTGACTTTCCCTCAGAACTTTATTATTGGTATCAAGCGTGACGTAACAGTTTATCGTCTATTCCAACCAAAGAAAGATACAATTGAATATACACTATTCATTCGTGTCGGTTGCGTAATGGAAAACTACGATGCACACGTTATCGTTAAGAACATCAAGGTGTCTGGCTCAGTAATGGGTTCAGGTGATAACTTTGGTGATCGTATTAACGGCGCAGGTATCACAGGTGGAACAAACTCTGTTCCATACACAACTTCATACTAATACTAATTAGTTGCAAGATTAAGGGCGGGAACTTAAATCCTGCCCTTAGTCATTATCTGATATAATTAACAATGACGAGAGGAAGTCAAATGTCATTTACAGAATTAAAAATAACAGAATTAAGAAAGATTGCAGACTCATTTGGAGTAGATTCTTCAGGAGTTAAAACAAAACAAGAAATCATTGCCCTTCTGGAAGAAGAAGGTGTAAATTATCAAACATATGCTGCATTTACAGCAGCAGAAAAGCAAGATATTGAGATTCCAGAGATTGAAAAGAAAAAGAGAGAGACAAAAAACGTGAGTAAAGAAAATCAAGTGCTTGTAAAAATGGACCGAGGTAATTTTTCATACCAGGTTGGTAAGCATACTTTTACGCAAGATCATCCATTTTTGACAATGTCAGAAGAAGATGCTCAAGCAATTTTTGACAAGCAAGAGGGTTTCCGACTAGCAACTCCAAGAGAAGCTCAGGAATTCTACGCATAAATTAAAATAGGGGGTGTTTTGATTGCAAACAATCAACACTAATAGTCAGGTAAGAATTCAGCTAGAAGTCTATAATGATGGTGTTTTGTTTCAAGCAGATGCTATCCCTACACTATCTATTTATGATGCTAATGATAATTTAAACCCTATTACTGGTTTTGATTCATTAACATCAGTAGATGAGACACCCCCAGGCATATATTCATTTTTGCTAACTCCAGCTATTACCAGTGTAAACAGAGTTTTAGAGGTACGCTGGTCATATGCCATAAATGATGTACCAACAACTCAAACAGAATACTATGGAGTTGAAACTCCTTATTCTACAGTATCAGAAACAGTAGACTTTTTAGGTTTTGGATCTATTCCTTCAGAAATTAATTATATGGATCCAAAATCTATTGTTAGTGCAGAAAAAGTAGCAAGAACAATAATTGAAGGTTATACTGGAATTAAATTTTACACATATTATGGATTTCAAGAAGTTTATGGAATTGGCGCCAATACAATTGAATTAACAGAAAAAATGGTTAAATTAAACAAGATTTGGGAAAATCAAATTTTGGTTACAGATTACACTCAAGATCCCGCTTATAATATATTTGGACCTGGTGTTGAAATTAGTCCAACAGGATATCAATTAAGATTGTGGTATCCAGGTTGGGATATGGGCTGGAACAATGAAATGGATCCAGTAATTCTTTATCCAGGAAGATTTAGAGATGGATATCTTTATCGCTTTGAAGGACAAATTGGATATAAGTTTGTTCCAGAAGATATTAAATTAGCATCAATGTTATTAGTTCAAGATATTCTTTCTAATGATTACAACTGGAGGAACAAATATTTGTCAAAGGTAAACCTTAGCGAAATTTCATTTGAAATGGCAAAGGGCGCCTTTAATGGTACAGGAAATATTACGGTAGATAATATTCTTGATCAATACCGTAAAGCAAATATTGTTATAATTTAATGTTTAGCTCAAGAACACCAGCATCTTTTATTGGATCTGTTTTTAACATGAAAGCAGATATTTATATTCAGCAAAATGTACAAGACAAAGACACTGGTGCAATTAAACGTCAATGGATTTACAACAAAACAATTGATTGTAAAATAGAACCTGTTAAAATGAGGGGTGCATCAACAAAATCAGATAATAAATCTTTTGGTAAATCAAAAGACCTTAATTATGATGAAAAAATGCAACTTAGAATGTATGTTTTTGAATTGATGAGCAAGCGTTGGCGCATTCAAAATATTAGAACAAGCGATGGTCAACAAATTTTTGTTGAAATAGATAAATATGATCAACCAGATACAATTTTTGAAGTTACAGCAGCACATGCCATGCTAGATCCTTTTGGGAAAATAGCATATTATTCAGCCGTGCTTTTAAGAAGCGAAGCGCAAGATGACAGTCAAACTTGAAATTAATACAAAAGAATTAGTTAAAAACTTAGACTTATTTGTTTCTGAAATAAAAGAACTTACAAAGCCAAAAGTTTTAGATGAAATATCAAGAGCAATTTTTTCCATTACTACTAAAAGGTTTTTAATTGATATAGACAATTATTCAAGAATGAATCCTAAAAAAATGCATCATATTTATGAGTGGGGAAATGTAGGAAAACCAAATTCAAGACTTTTTGTACTAGAAAGATCTTTAGTCCTTAATGGTACTCTTGTAATTTCTTCTAATTTTTTACCATCAAAAATGCCAGTTCCTATTAATCCAGAATTATTGACTCCAGGAAAAACAGGAAAAACAGTATCTAAAAGAAATATTTTTGCAAATAAAGCAAACATAATGGAATCTGGAACACCAGTGTCTTTTAAAGCAAAAAGAATTTTAGCAATGATGGACGGCAACGAAATAGCTTTTATTTCTCCAGGAACACAAATTAATATACTGCATCCTGGGGGGCTACAAACAAGAAATGCTTTTGCTACATATATGCTGGAATGGTACACAAAAAATGGGAACACAATTATGGATTCATCTGGATTGTATGAGAGAATATCTAATGATGTATCTAAAGTTTTAAGTTCAAGTAAGCCAAGCGCTTATAAAATTCAGCAAGCTGTAACAACAATTGCAAATCAAATAGATACGGGGGCGGTTTCAAAGTGACAGTAGATTATTCAAAAATTGCTGCATTTGATGTAAGAAATGTCATATGGCAAGAATTACAAAATGCTAAAATTTTAGATCCACAAGATTATTATGCTGATGGCATTTCGGACCCATTAATTCCTATTATTCCAACACAACAAGTTCCAGAATTCAATAACTTGCTTCCAGGCAAAACATATCTTACGTATGACCTTCTTCAAAAAAATTATGGAGTTCAATGGTGGATTTCGGAAGAATCTATGATGATTCAAATAATCTCCAGAAGCAACTCAAAAATATTAGAAATATCAAATTTTTTAACGGACCTTTTTAGAAGATATGATTTGTCAGCAAAAGATATAAACGATTTTGCTCATCAATCCAATAGTCCGTTTAAATTCTTATACTTTAAGTTAGAATCGGCAGATCCTTTGCAACCTTTTGTTGATGAGGGCGGTTATATGAGCGGTGATATTGCAATTTCTTACACATATACCAGAGAAGTAGATCAGGGTATAGACAATACGGGCAAGTATATCTAAACTTTGATTTATTTTGCCTAAATGGTATGATTTTCTATGAGGAAGCAAGTTGTCACTTTTTTGTTTTAATATTTAAAATACATAAGGTGGTGAAATAAATAATGGCTACAAATACTAAAAATGTAATCGTTGGCGCAGCATCTCTATTCGTTTCAGTTGGTAACAGCTCAAACAACACAGGTCGCCCAACAACAACAAAAACAGATCTTTCAGCTTTGATGCCAACAAACACATCAGCACGTACAGGACTTCTAAGTTCTTCTGCTTATCGTGAAGTTGGATATACAAATACAGGTCTTGAGGTTTCTTATGAACCTTCATACGGCGAAGTAATGGTTGATCAACTTCTTGATGCAGCCCGTATCTTTAAGCAAACTCTTAAGGTAATGCTTAAGACAGAACTTACAGAAGCAACTCTTGAAAATATGCAGTTCTCATGGGGACAAATGGACAGCGTTTATGTTCCAAATGCATCTCTTCAAATTGTTAATAAGCCAACTATCGTTAATAACGATACCGCTTATAACAGCAATACTGATACACCAGCAGCTTCACTTGCTATCGCAGCAGGTGCTCTTGGCGATGCACCAGTAGAGCGTGTTCTTATTGCAGTTGGACAAGCTCCAGCACAAATTGGAACATCAGTTGCTTTTGATGATCCTTCAGAAAATATTCCAGTTGGCGCAGTAACATCAGTTGCTCGCACCAAAGAGCGTGTTTATGTCGCACGTCGTGTTGTTTCAATTGACACAACATCACATGGACTAAAGCGTGATGCAGCAACAGTGTTCCCAGTGAACTTCCGTTGCCTACCTGATTCAGATCTAAACTATTCTGGTTCAGAATATGGTGTTGTTATTGACCGTGTTTACGGTGCATACTAATATCAAACAGAAATAAAAAAACTTAATATAGATTTCAGGCCCCCTCCGAAAGGCGGGGGTTCTGAATTTGTTTATACTTATAATATTGGTATAATTTAACTAACAATCAAAGGAGCTATAAATTGGCAACAACAGTATATGATATTGTAGAGCTTGAATTATCAAATGGAGAAACCATCTCCATTAAACCCCTACCCATAAAAAATCTTAGAAAGTTTATGGACGCCATTAAAGAAGTGGACGCAGAAAATACAACAGAAGATGATGCTATGGACATCTTCATTAAAGCAGCAATGATTTGCCTTGAATCATTTAAGCCTGATTTATCACAAGATAGAGAAAAATTTGAAGAAGTTGTTGAAGTTCCAACAATGATGAAAATTTTAGAAGTTTGTGGAGGCTTAAAGCTAACAGACCCAAACCTTCTGGGAGCAGCTCTAGTTGGGACGAACTAGACCTACGCTCCTTGGAGTCCGAAGTTTTCTTGCTAGGTCATTGGAAAAATTTTGATGATTTAGAAAGTAGTCTTTCTATTGATGAGTTAATAGCAGCAATGGAAGCTTCAAGAAAAAAAGAAGATAGAGACCGAAAATTTTTTGCAGCAATCAACGGTGTTGATCTTGAAGACGAATTAGAATCTTCAGGAGATGTTGCAGAATTAATGAATACTAGAGTTGCTTCACAAGAAGGCTTTGGTATTGATGAAGGATTAGGCTTTATGAAAATGGGGGTGGATGATTAATGGCAAGAGTTGAACTCAATATAGTTGCTCTAGGCGATTTTTCTTCTGTCAATTCACAAATAAAAGCCCTTCAAGCACAAGTTGATCTTTTAAATAAAAGCGTTGCTGGAGTAGGATTAGGAACTAATTTAACTAAAGAATTAAATGCTACTTCAGCTGCATTTAAAAATACAATGCTTTCAACTGGAGCATTTACCCAATCTACAGTTCATTTAAAATCAGAAACAGAAAAGTTTGGCAAAGCGCTTGTAACTGGTAAATTAGCTTTAACTGATTATTATAAAATAATTACAAACAAATCAAGTTCAGCATTAACTAGCGTAAAAGCTCTTGCTGTTGAACAAACTAAATTACAAAATTCAGTTGTTATGGCAGATCCTACAAAAAAAGGATTTTATTCAGTTTTTACACCAACTACAATTAATAAAGTTGCATCAGCAACAAAAATTGCTGCAAACGAACAAAATATTTATAATCTTGCTGTTGAAAATGGATCAAAAGCATTAATTAATTGGGGTAAAAATACTCAATGGGCAGGTCGTCAATTAACAGTTGGTATGTCTGTTCCTTTAATTTTATTTGGAAGTCAAGCAACTGCAGTTTTTAAAGATGTAAATGAACAACTTGTAAGACTACAAAAAGTTTATGGAACAGGATTAACTCAACCTACAAAAGCAGCACTTGATCAAATATCTCAACAAGTAACTGGACTAGGAAAAGACCTTGCTGCATCAATGGGTGTTTCAGTAAAAGACACAGTTTCAATGGCAGCAGACCTTGCAGCAACAGGAAAATCTGGAAACGATCTTATTGTTGCAACAAGAGAAGCAATGAGGCTTTCTAAATTAGGAGAGCTTGATACACAATCTGCAATGAAAGCAACGGTGTCTTTACAAAATGTTTATAAATTAAGCACACAACAATTATCTGGAGCAGTAAATTTTCTTAACGCAGTAGAAAACCAAACTTCTACAAGCTTGCAAGATTTAGTTGATGGTATTCCAAGAGTTGGACCAATTGTTCAACAATTAGGTGGCTCATTTAAAGATACTGCAGTTATGATGGTTGCAATGAAAGAAGCTGGAGTTCCAGCAGCACAATCAGCTAACGCAATTAAATCAGCATTAGCTTCTTTAATTAATCCTACCAAAGCTGCAAAAGAAGCATTTGGTGCATATAATATTAATTTGGCTGGTATTGCAACAAAAACTAAGGGTAATCCAGTAGAAATGATTATGATGCTTCAAAATGCATTAAAAGGATTACAACCTTTGGTACAAGCTCAATTAATTGAAAAGCTTTTTGGAAAATTTCAAGAAGCAAGAATTCAAGCGCTTATTACTAATTTGGGCGCTGCAAATAGTCAAACAAAAACAGCTTTTGATTTAATGAATGCAAATAGCGAACAATTAGCATCTCTTGCACAAAACGAAATAAAAACAGCAACTGAATCCGTTACTGGTAAATACAAAAGAGCAATTGAAACATTTAAAGCAGACCTTATACCAGTTGGTCAAAAAATTACTGAAATTGCTACTACACTTTTAAATTTTGGAAATGCAGTTGCTAAAGTATTTGGCGGGCTTCCAGGACCAATAAAATCATTATTAGGAATTGCAGCAATTGGAACAGTTTTGGCTGGACCAATTATTATGTTAACTGGTCTTATGGCAAACTTTTTGGGTTATATTACAAAAACAGTATTTAATTTAAAACAGCTTGCAACTGGAGGAATGACATTAAAGCAATTGCTGACACCAGAACTTATTGCATCTCAACAAGCTGCAGACGTGTTTAGCAAAGGCATTATGAATGATGTTGAATCAATTGATTTATTAAATCAAGCAATTAAAAATTTAACAATTAGTATGGAGGGCTTACTTGCCTCCATGAATGCCAGCACTGGAATGAATGGAATAGCAGGAGCGGTTGCAGCCGTAGAATCTGGACTTGCTGGTGGCAGAATACCATTTAGAGCACCAAAAATGGCATCTGGAGGCTATGTTCCAGGCACTGGAAATTCTGATTCATACCCTGCAATGCTTATGCCAGGCGAAGCAGTTATTCCTAAAGGACCAGCAGCAGTATTTGCTCCATTTATTAATGCAATGATTGATGGAAATCTTCCAAAGTATGCGGGTGGTTTATATTCTGCAGCGCATGCATCGTTACCGTTTGATAAAAATTCTCCGCAATATCAAGAAATGCTTGCAAAATATCCAAGTATTGCACAATTGAGTGATGAAGCTGGACCAAATGCAGTAAAAATTCTTTCAAATTTAGTTAATACATCATCAACTCAAAGATTAAATGCAGATTTAAGAAGTGGAATAGCTACAAAATCTTCATTTGAAGAAGGTTTTGGAAATACTGGTGGATTAGGATTTGGAAGATCTGCAGTTTTGGGCGGTTTAAACGTAAGTTCAGAAACAACTCAAGCTTTAAAAGACTTTGAAACAAAACTTAAAAATAGAATTCTTGCTTTAGAAAAAGCAACAATTTCAGATCAAGATTTTGCAGAACAAACAAGAAAATTAATTAATGAAGAAATGAAAACAGAGGGAGCAACAAAAGAAGTCGCTATTTCTTTGCATAACGCTTCTCAACAAGTTGGTCAAGTAAGAACGTATGGCGGAACAGATTATGTAAGGTCTGGGTTGTTAAGTGGAAAGCTAAGACAATCTGGAACACTTGCATATTTAAACGAATTGCCCGTTGGAGAAGTAAGAAATAAAAATGGAAAAATTAGCACATATTCAAAAAATATAGCTGGAGGATATCAAACTTCTACTGCAAAAAATTTAGAAGCAAGTATGTTTGCAACTGAATTAAATATTGCATCAAAATCAGCATCTCCGTCAAAAGAAACACAAAAAGCAGCGCAAAATATGGTTGATGGTGTTACAGTGGCAATTGAAGATAGTTCTGCAAAAGTAAAAAATGTTACTGAAGAAGCCATAGTTGGAAGCGAAAATTCAAGAACAGGCATTTTAGGCGGAGTTAGAAATAAGTTAACAAATGCTTCTGGTGGAATGAGTATTCAAACAAAAATGGCATTATCTGGCGGATTAATGATGGGTGGACAAATGCTTTCAGGCATGTTACCAAAAGGTAGCAATATGTCTGGCATAACATCTTCAATTGGATCAATGGCTGGAATGGGTGCAATGTTTGGTGGTTACGGGTTGGCAACTGGCGCAGCAATAGGATTAATAACTGGAAGTATTAGCGCACTCATGAAAGCAGAAAAAGAACATCAAGCAGTTGCAAAAGCAACATTTAGCGCTTCAGATGATGCTGTGCAAATGTTTGGCGGTGCAGTAGAAACATCTGTAAAACCAGTTTCAATACTTACAACAGCATTAACAAATGCAAAACAGCCAGCATCAGAATTACAAAGAAATATTGCATCAATGCAAAAATCAGTAGCTCAAATGCCTAAAGATAATCCATTAAAAATTGTACTTGATAAAATGACTTCATCAACAGCGCAAAATGCTGCAAGTATTGCAAAGTCTTTTGTTGCTACACAAATTGCAATTAACGGGCTAGACCCTAGTAAGGGACAAGCACTTTTAGATACACTGCTTGGGGCATCAAAACATGTTCAAGCAATTGGTTCAAAAAATATAGCAGACAATACAATACTAGGAGCAACAAAAACATTTTTAGGCAGCTCATCAAATGCTGGAGTACAAATACAGCGTTATGGTAGTGGTAAATTTCAACCACAACTTGGATCACAGGGACCAGCTACTCTTGATAATACTACAGAAGAAACACAAAAAGCAGCAAATAAAATTCAAACATTATTTGAAAAATTGCAAGGAGTTAGTGTAAATAGTAAAACTTATAAAGAAAAACTTGATGCATTAAATTCTGCACTTAAAAATAATTCAAACGCTGGATCGCTCTTAGCTTTATCTTATTCTAAAACAGATAAGGAATTGTCTAAACAGATAACAACGTTGTCTAAAGCAAAATTTGGCGTAGCAGATTTAAGCAAACTTTATAAGG